AAAAGGGGCTTGGCTTACTATGAAGAGGGCAAGGGTGGAGATGGTTTAGTCCCGGCTACCATTCGGGATGCCAAAGAACTTGCTGCCGGTCGAGTTTCGGAAAATAAAATCCGCAAGATCGGGCCATGGATAGATCGCCACTTGGTTGATCTGGATGCTCCCAAAAACTCTAATCCTAATGATCCGGACTATCCTGGTCCCGGCTTGGTAGCCATGCTCCTCTGGGGTGGTGGCCCTGATCGGGAGGGTGCTATCTCTGCCCGCGATTGGGCTTACAGGGAAACCGAAAAACTTGATCAAGCTGATCAGTAATGTGACACCTAGACAAACATAGAACCATGGAAGGAACCACTCAAATGACCACAGAGATCCGCGCCAATTCTTCGGGCGAACTTCGGTTCGTCACCGAGGGAGGTAAATCTCGCATCAATGGTCGCGCCATCTTATTTAACAGCTGGTCGGTTGATCTTGGTGGTTTCCGCGAGAGAATGCTCCCTGGCTCTGTCGAATTAGATCCTGATCTGGTTGCTCTCTTTGATCACGCTACCGATAAAGTCCTTGGTCGGGTTTCGGCCGGAACTATGATCGCCACACAGGATGAGAGGGGTGTCGTATTCACAGCATTCCCTCCGGAAACATCTTGGGCAAAAGATCTTCGGGTGTCTATGGACCGAGGCGACATCAGGGGATGTTCTTACAGGATGCTCGTTGATGATGACCGCTGGTTCGTCCAGGATGGTTTCGTCTGTCGGGAAATCATCAAAGCTCGCATCTCCGAACTAACCGTCACCTCGATGCCTGCCTACCCGGAAACAACTGCCGAGGCTAGATCACAGGCTCAAACTTTGGCTAATGCCGCTAAATTGGAAACTCGGGCAGGTCGTGTTCTATCTGATGCTAATGAGCAGGTTCTCAAATCTGCTGTCGGCCAGATCGAAACTGCTATCGATGCGATCGGCTCGGTCATCAAATCAGTTGATCCAAACTTTGATGAAGATCAAGTTGAGGCTGAGGGTATCGAACCATTTGAAGAGGAAACACTCACAACGACTTTGGTGGAGGCTGAAATCATAGCCAACGCCGGAACAGGCTCCGACATTCTGGCTGGTGGCTCATCAGCAGAGAATGATCGGTCATCGGTCGGCGCGACCGGAAAAACCCAATCCCGAACCCAGACATTCGTTCCAGGTTTCGGGTTCATCCCTAACAAACCGAAAGGAAACTAGCATGGACTATCGTGCTATCGACCGCCAGGCAGAGGAGTTGCGCCAGATTGGTGCCGATCTTGCTGCTAAGGGCGATCAACTTGTCCAGGAAGACCGCGACAAGCTAATGAAAATCACTGGCAAGCTTGAAGAGCTTGACCGCTTACGTGTTGAGGCAAGAGATGCCGAGATCGAGGAAGCCAGGGCAATTGCCCAGGATGGCCGTCGTCTTGGTGAAACTGCCGAGGCAGACAAGCAAGCAACCGCATTCCGTTCATTCATCAAAACCGGTGCTGAAGATCGTGCCACACTGATCGCCGGAACTGATGCTAATGGTGGTTTCGTTGTTCCAGAACCAATCCATGCTCCACTAATCGAAAAATTCCGCAAGATTAGTCCTCTGCTAGAAGATGTAACTGTGTTTAACATCTCGGGCGACACAACTGTGTTCCTACCTCGCAAGGACACTCACGGAACCGTTGCTAACGCAACCGAAACCGGAGCAAGAACCCAGCAGACAGAGCCAACATTCACCAATGGAACTCTCCAAGCATTCGACCTCTACACCGACCAGCGCGCATCCCAGCAATTCTTGGACAGCGTTGAAGGCGCCGAGACTTGGGTCACAGAGAGCATCTATGGCGACTTTGCTGAAAAATTCCAGAACCAGATCGCAACTGGAACCGGCTCTGGAAACCAACAGGCTGCTGGTATCTTCGTGGCTAGCTCAACTTACTCAACCCAGCTATCTGGGTCGGCTGGTGCGCTATCCAACACCTCATTCCTAGCAACATTCTTCGCACTTCCGCAGAAGTTTCGCGCAAATGCTAAGTGGTATCTATCACCGGCAACTCTTGCCTCTGTGATCGGTTTCGCCTATCCAAACCTAAACAACACTCCCCTCGTTGAGAACCGCAACGGCTCATTCTACATTCTAGGTAAGCCGGTCGTTGAAGTTGATGATGCTCCATCTATTGGTGCCGCCAACTTCCCTGTGGCATTCGGTGATCTTCGCCAGGGTTACGCCGCTGCTATTCACCGCTCTGTATCGATCCTTAGAGATCCTTACACTGCCGCGCCGAATGTCCGTTTCTACGGCTTGGCTCGTCTAGGTGGAACTCCTTGGAACAAGGATGCGGTCGTTCTGTTGAAGAGCAACAACGCTTAAGAACAAATCAAAACCTGATGCCCTCCGACAAAATCGGAGGGCATTCGGTTTCCTGGCTGGTATCAACTTGATCCGTTCGTGACACCACTGCGAAGATAAGAACAACAAAAAATCGAGGAAAAATCGAGGAGATCCGAATGAAGATCACGTTTAACTCTTATGGCAACTACCAGATCGCCACAGCTGATGGACCTCAATCCTACGAATACCAGGCAGGAACAACAGCATCGGTTCCCGAAGATGTTGCCGCTTACTTCATCGGGGCTGGGGTTGCTGTTCCAGCTACTGCCGAGAGAGCAACTAAATCCAAAGGCGAAACGGCCACCAAATAACCCAGGAGAGGTTCATCCAATCTGATGGCAACTTATCGCATCAAACAACTAACAACCGGCTCCTATGCCATAACAGGAATTTACACAGACGACACTGGAACACACACCAACGTCACAACACCGGTCACTTGCCTCGTCTATAATGGGGCTGGCTCTTTGGTTTATACAGCTACACCAACCAACCAATCTGGTCATGTCCAAGCTTCGATCCCTTATGCCTCTCTGCCTAAACTCGACACTTATTCGGTTATCTACACAGCGGTCACTCAACCAGGAGGCCAATCTGTAAGCTGGACAGACACCATCGAATTGGTCGGAGGTTATCTCTTTGAGATCTCTGATCTTCGGACTATGGATAGGGCATTCCTTGATCTCGTCAAATACCCAACAACTGCTCTCCAACAAGTCAGGAACTGGGTTGAAGATGTAATTGAAGGGCCAAGGGCTGCCTCGGTGGCATTCGTGCCACGTGGTCGGAGAACAACACTCAATGGAACTGCTCCCGATCTGAACAGGGGCTATCATCCACTCCTCTATGGAAACGACTATCGTGATCTCATCTGCCCAGACTTTGAAATCCGATCCCTCTATTCGGCCAGCATCAATGGAACTGCTCTAACTCAAACGGAAATCGATGATGTTGAAATCGATGACAACATTCTTCACCGATCGGCAAATAACGACTTCCCGGCTTGGCCATGGGGCAAAAGGAACATCTCTCTTCACTATTCTCACGGCTATGATCGTCCTCCTGGGGCAATCATTCGCGCCGGCTTGATCCTAGCTAGGGAATACCTCATCAAATCCGATCTCCCTGGAAGAGCAACTGCCACATCAATCGGCGATCAACTCTTCCGGCTTACAATTGCCGGTCGGGATGGTATTACAGGCATCCCTGATGTCGATGCTGCGATCGATCAATTCGGTCGGAAGGGTTATGGCATCGGATAAATCATGGCATTCCAAACCGCTTCATTCGATGCCCAGGATGCTCTGGTCACAGCTCTCCAAGCCTCAACTAATCTCTCGGCTTGGCAAATAGACTTTGGCATTCCTGCTGGCCGGCCACAAGAACAACACATCTGGGTTGATGAGGAGGTCGGAAATTGGGAACAATCTTTGGCATCCACTGGGGTCGTTACCCGCAACGAAACATTCCAACTCTCTATCTACATCTACGACAAAAAAACCGGCGCTGATGCCAAAGAGATCAGGGATGAAATCAAAACGGCTGCCGCCGAGATCGCCAACATCATCGGCTCTGCTCCATTCTTGGGAGGGGTCGTTCTGATCGCGGAAATTGTCGGAGGCTCTTATGAAGGGGCATTCGCCGATCCACAAGGACACGCCCGCGAGGGTGTCCTAAAACTCTCAATCCAATGCCAGGCATTCCTGGCGTGACACCTATCGGAAGATAAAACCATGGCAAAGATAACAACCACTGATGGCATCCAAGTTTCGATCACTTTGGATGGTGTCGATCAATCTGTATCACTCGAACCTGGCGATCACGATGTTCTTGATCCAATTGCTGATCTCCTCCTAAACCAAGGACTTGCGACTATCACATCCAAGTCAAGCTCCAAGAAAACTTCGGCTCCTGCTCCGGTGTCCGAGAACCCAACCATCCCATCAACCTCGGAGGCCTAAACCATGCCAATCCAAAAAATCACTGCCGTCACCGGTGTCGCAAAGCAAGGAGCCAAGGGAACTTTGGCAACTGCTCCAAAGTATGCTCACGGCTTGACCGGTGGCACTCCTGTGTCCGTTGAGATCTCACAAGATCCTCTGGAAGTTACAGCTGGCCGTCGTGCTCAATACAATGTTGTCCGTCACACTGCTGCCAATGGTGTTGCGATCAATTCTCCCTCCTACACTCGCACTTTGGGGCTTTGGCTCTTAGGCGCACTTGGAACCGACACTGTTACCGGTTCGGCTCCTGGACCCTATACTCATACCTATTCGACCGGTGATCTTCCTTATCTCTCAATCTTCACTAAGGGACTAGCATCCACCAACGAGGCAATTCGTGATTGTAAGATCGACGAGCTCTCTCTCAAATGGGATGGAAGTAACCCGGTCAATTTATCGGTCAAGGCTGCTGGAACTGTATTCTCTTATCCGGCCGCATTCGCACCGGCAACATCATTCACAGTTTCCTCAATCGCATTCTCATCAGGAACCGCAACTTATACAACAAGCTCACAAACTTTGGCTGCTGGTGACACTGTAACCATCACCGGAACAACTAACCTCGCAAACTCTGGTGTCTTCACTGTTCTGGCATCACCTGCTCCAACATCAACAACATTCGCGGTCACAAACGCCAATGGTGTCGCCCAGGCTGGTGCTGCTGGAACTGTTATCCAATGGGCTGATGAAACAGCATCCGAGAGTTTCCTTGTTCCTCTTGGTGGAACATTCCAGCTCGATGTGATCGGCTCAACTTTGGTAAATGCCAGGGTTGTCGGTGGAGAACTAACAATCAAAAACAACATCACTGCGATCAACCCATCAGCAACTGTTGAGGCTGATGATGTTTATGAGGGTGTCCAAGAACATTCCATCAAACTAACCATCATTCCTGATGACTTAGCCGAATTCCGCAAAACTGTAACCGGAGGCGCTGCTGGAACAGCAATCGCAACAGTTGCTCCAACTGGTTCAGTTAACTTGGTATTCAGGGAAAACAACAACGCCAGCAACACTCTCACAGTTACTGGCTCCAAGATCGCATTCTTGACCGCGTTCCCTGATGCTGATCCAAAGGGTGGCCCTGTTGAGATCGAACTTGCTGGCATCCCTGTCGTGCCACAAGCCTCTGGAACAACTGCCCTAAACTATGTCCTAATCAATACCGAAAAACTCTACTAATAAACAAAAGAGGGGAAACAACTAAATGATCAAAGGAACCATCACATTCCTAAACGGCTCGGCTCCAATTGGCATCACAATTGGGGTCGGCGAGGACATCAAAGCT